ATGTTCGGGGGTTGTTGGCGGCGTCGGCAGGATTGTGGTATTATCGTGGTCAGTGACAGATTTAACGAGGGCTTGAGAGTGGCACGTGGGCTGACCGACAAACAACGCGAGTTCGCGTACAAGTACGTCGAATTGGGAGGCAATCAATCCGCAGCGTATCGCGCGGCGTATGACTGTGAACGCATGAAACCGATGACCATCACGTGCCGTGCGTCCGAGTTGATGAAAAACAGTAACGTGGCGGATATGATTGCAGAGCTCCAGAAACGCGCTCAGAAGCGCGCAGAGCGCAAGCACGACGTAACCCTTGATACCCTACTGCTTGAGCTGGAAGAAGCCCGTACGGTGGCTCTGAGCGGCGAGAAACCGCAAGCCGCCGCGGCAGTCTCGGCAACGATGGGAAAAGCCAAGCTTGTGGGTCTCGACAAGCAGGTTCTAGAAGTAACAGGCGAGCTTTCCGTACGTCGCACCCTGGACGATTTCTATGGCGACGCTTAACCCGGCACTGCGTGACTTCTGGCGTACTCGTACGGTCGGTGACACGGCTGTACGTTTTCGAACGTTGTACGGCGGCCGTATGTCGTCCAAGTCTCACGACGCGGCAGGTGTGGCCATAGCGCGAGCTAATCACCACCCCGAGCGCTTCTTGTGCTTACGTATGTACCAGAACCGTATCGCCGACTCGGTGTACGCGTTGCTGAAAGACAAGATTGACTACTTCGGTTTGAGCGGTAATTTCAAAGTTTACGCGGACGCTATCGAGCACAAAACTAACGGGTCGCTTTTTCGCTTTTACGGGATGGCGCGTAACATCGACGAAATCAAATCATTCGAAGGTGCGACGGTTGCGTGGGTCGAAGAGGCGCACAACCTCACTGAAGAGATGTTCAAGGTTATCCGCCCGACCATCATGCGTAACGACGGCGCGGAGATGTGGTTCACTTTCAATCCTCGTCTAGCCACCGATTTTGTTTATCGTCGAATGGTGACTAACCCACCGTCCGGCACGCTCGTTCGAAAAATTAACTATGACGAAAACCCGTTCCTCAGCGCCACAGCGTTGGCCGACATCGAATCAGCGCGCGACGAGGACGTTGAAGAGTTCAATCACGTATACCTCGGCGTACCGTACGACAGCGATGACAACGTTGTAATTCGTCGGGCGTGGATTCAGTCCGCCATCGACGCTCACCTGTCAGTCACCCCGGCGGGTGGTTCGTGGTTTGGTGGGAAGTGCGTCGGTTACGATGTTGCGGATGATGGCGTTGATAAAAACGCTACGACGAGCATGGACGGCGCGGTGTGTGTGGGGCTTGACGAGTGGAAGGGTAACCAGGACGAGCTGCGAGAATCAGCCGCACGCGTCAAGCTGACGGCCGAACGACTGGACGCTTCCATGATTGGTTACGACTCGATAGGCGTGGGCGCTGGTACCGGTTCGCACCTCAACTCGCTGGGATGGAAATCACACTTCAAATTCAACGCCGGCGGCAAAGTTGACCATCCCGACCGCATGTACGGTACGACACGGATTAAAAACTCGGACTTCTTCGCGAACCTGAAGGCGCAAGCGTGGTGGCATGTTGCCGACCGGTTCCGCAACACGCATCTCGCCGTCACCAAAGGTCGCCGTTTCCGCGCTGACGAGATGATCAGTCTGTCTAGCGAACGTATCGACCCGAAGCTGCTGGACAAGCTCACCGACGAGCTGGCCACGCCGATGCGCGACTTTGACAACGCCGGCCGCGTGAAAGTCGAGAGCAAAAAAGACCTGGCGAAGCGTGACGTAGTGTCGCCGAACATCGCCGACTCGTTCATCATCGCCAACAGTCGCGGACTTCTCGGCGATGTACCGATTAAGGAGTGGTTGTGAAATCAACCCCTAAAATTCGCCGCGAGACGGTCAACGTGTACCACCCGTTCGGCGACCCGACCATGCCGCGTTTCGAAACGGTCGACCTCCCGCCGGTGTCTAACATTTGGTGGTATCATGGTCACGGTGAAGCACTGGTGTTCCGATGGCTGAACATCGTCAAGATTGTTGGGAAGGTTGACAAATACACACCGGGTGTACGGCGTGGTTAAACTGCGCTAAACTCGGACAATTAACACAAGTGACGGTGTAACACATGATTCCAATTACTGACGGTCTGGTGAATGTTGCGAGCGGTTTGGGTACTGCAAAGTCCAAACGCTCGTACAATCGTTTTGAATTCGGGCTGATGAACGATTTTTATCAACTTGATGCATCCTTTCAAACGAACTGGCTGGCTCGTCAGATTGTCGAAGTGCCGGCTGAGGACATGACGCGCGAATGGCGCGACATCAAGTCTAACGACGCTAATGCTATTCGTACCGTGGAAGACCGTCTCATGCTGCCCAGCATGGTTAACGAAGCGCTGTGTTGGGCTCGTCTGTACGGTGGTGGTGGTATTCTCATGCTCACCGACCAAGACCTCACCAAGCCGCTCAATCTGAACGCCGTCAAGCGTGGTAGTCTTCGTCGTTTGCTCACGTTCGACCGTTGGGACATGCAGGCGATGACACTCAACACCTGGGACCCGCTGGCGGATAATTACCTGCTCCCCGAGTTTTACGTTGTGCGTGGTGGCAAGCAGCAAATACACTGGTCGCACTTCGCACGTTTCATGGGTGCACGCCTCCCGCTGCGCCAGATGGTGTGGACGCAAGGTTGGGGTGATTCGGAACTGCGCAAGTGCCTAGATGATGTTATGGATATGGTAGCGTCGAAAGATGGTATCGCTGAGCTAATGCAGGAAGCGAACGTTGACGTCATCACGCGTGATGGACTTTCCAACGAGCTGGCCAGCGGTGAGGATTCTAACATCATCGACCGTTACGCGACGTTCAGCCAGATGAAGTCCGTCGTCCAACTGGCGCTGCTGGACGGTACGGAAACCTACGACCGTAAGACTCTAAATCTGGGCGGCGTCGCACCGGTTATCGAACTGTTCATGACGTGGATTAGTGGTGCGGCCGATATCCCTGTCACACGTCTTTTTGGTACGTCCGCCAAGGGGCTTAACGCCACGGGTGAAGGCGACCTGAAAAACTACTACAACTCGATTCGCGCCAAGCAACTCTCACAGCTCGACCCGCCGATGCGACAAATCGACGAGGTGTTGGTGCGTTCCGCGTTAGGACATTTCCCGGACGATTTCAACTACCGTTGGAACCCGCTACAACAGCTCACCGACGAAGAGATTGCGCGCACTGCTAAATTTCGCGCCGACACCGACCTGATTTATCACGACATGGGTGCTGTTGAAGTGTCACAGATTCAACGCAACTTGCAGTCCGCCGAACAGTATCAGTTCGAGGATGAAGACATCGAGCAGCGTGAAGAGGACGAGCGTAATGGTAACATTATTGAAGAAGCCGAACCGCCTGTTATGGACGCTGCTTCGCTGATGAATGCGTGGAATCAGATGACCGAGGATGGTGTACCGCCCGAGTCAATCCAGGCGGTACTGGGCGGTTAATTAGGGGCGGCGGATGAAGCGCCATTGTTCACCGGTGCAAACCCACCCCGTGATGTCGCCAGTGTCCACACCGATCGGAACGGTACCCTCGTAACCGGGGCGTTCCACATACGATACGGGATACTCACCGGCATGTATCACCGCATCGCCGCTCCACCAGATAACATCCCCAACTTTCAAGTCGCGCCAGTCGGTGATGTTTAACGGTTGCTCGGCTGCAACGTGGATTGCAGCGCCGGCCGCTCGCATCGCGCCAGTCAAAGCTTTACGGGCTGCGACTTCAACCTGTTCAGCATTCTTCAGGTTGGCTTTCGCCTTCTCCCACGCCTGTAGCAACTCGACGACCGTTGAGGGAGCGGACTGTTCGACTTGCAGCGGGCGGTATGCGACGATGTCGCCGCGACCCCCAGCGTGACCCCAGTAGTACTGATTCGCTTTTTTATTGCGAGTATTTTTACCGCCACTCCGGTACACCACATCGACCAGCGTCTCACCATCTACCGGCATTTCACCACCTTTCCAACCAATCCACCCGTCACCTTCGAGTTTGACGATGTTCGGCAGGTGGGGACGGTACACCCTCTGGCAATTTTCTTTGCTGAAAATAGGGTCGATCGACCCGTCGTCTCGTTCAAGTGTCAGGATATCTCCCACGGTAGACCGCGAACCATCAGTCCGCTGCACCACCACAAACTTATCACCAACCTTATAACGTAACTTCTCACACGGTTTCACAACCGTTAATCCTCACGTTGTGTTAAACTGATGTCAGTATTACTCACCTTGACGGGCTTGTCAACATGAATAACATCGAAAAATCGTATTACATCGACCTGCTTAAAATGCTGCGACAAATCAAGCGTGACATTGACGCTGAGATTGTCCCTGTGATGCGCAGACACAGCCCTACGACGCTCGACAGTGGTCAGGTGCTGGACGGGTGGGCGGACGACGTAAAAGTCGCCATAGACCGTGTACGAGAAAAATGGACGGGTAAGCTCGCACAGCTCGCAATGGGTCACATTGCGTCACGCTACGTCAAGGCGGCGATGGGATGGCACACGCGCAAGATGAAGCGCTCGTTCGGTGTTGACCTATACGGTACGTCCGACCGTATCAACCAGTATCTCAGCGCAGCGGCTGACCAGAACGCCACGCTGATAAAGTCCATTCCGGCGCAATATCTCGACCAGGTGTCGAACATCGTGCAGGGGAACATGCGTCAGGGCATGCGTCCCGGCTACATCGTGTCACAACTCGTGGAGCAGTTCGGCGTCCGGGAGCGACACGCTAAAGTCATCGCACGCGACCAGACCGGTAAAATTAACGGCGAGTTGGACAAGCTGCGACAACAAGACGCAGGCTTCGAGTATTTCCAGTGGGTGACAAGTCACGATGAACGTGTGCGCCATCGCCACCGTGAGATTGCCGACAAAGTTACAGCATACGGGAAGGGGATTTACCGGTGGGACAATTTACCATTGAGCAGTGATGGGAACCCGATACAACCGGGTAGTGATTATAATTGCTTCCCCGGTACGTCACCAGTTAACGTCTTCTACGGTGCAAAAAAAGCGTTTCGCCATTGGTACAGCGGTAAACTTACCGTGCTCATCACGAAATCTGGAAAACGCATTGAATGTACACCTAATCACCCGGTGCTTACCGACAAAGGATTTATTCCTGCTGACAATATTAATATTGGCGATAACCTCATCCATGTTTTGAACGATGGATTCGACCCCGCGAATCGAGACTCCGACCGTTCGGATATCGTGTTCAGCGAACTTTTTGAATCGTGCAAGTTGTTGGGGATTACGTCTGAATCGGTGTGCAGATTCGGTAGTGATTTCCACGGCGACATTACCGTTGACGAGAAAATCGATGTTGTATCCTTCGATTGGGTACTGCCACACGTAGGGGATGCCGAGAGTGTCAAGAACTTCTTTCAGCTCTTTTTCTCCTTTTCCGATATGATGGTCGGCGGGACTACTGAAACGAGAGAGGGAAAGCTTTTCAAGACTGTAAGCGGTCTTACTCTTGCCCCGTACAGCATTGTGAGCAGCGCGTGTAAGTTGCTGTCTTTCGTGACCCGTGGTTTTACTCATCCTGATGAACATCGCTTCGCTTCTGTTGGGTTGTTGTATTCCCGCCTCGTTCAGGATTCGAGTGATGACGTTTCTAGACGTGTTGAATTTTTCAGCGATTGCTTTAACACTAAAATTGGCATCGAGCAACGTCTTAATCTTTTCAATCGATATATTTTGTCGATTGTGCGGAATTCGTTTGGTGCGGGGAACCTCGAGACCCCTGGTGCGGATCGCTTTACTAAGGTTGTCGGGGTTGCACCCAAACTTACTACCGGCCTCAGCGAGAGTATTCCCTTGCTGCATGAATTCGATAGCGTCGCTTACAAGTTTGTCGGTGAATTTACTGGTCATGTGTACAATCTCGAAATGGGCGAAGGTCTATATGTAGCACACGATGTGGCCGTAAGCAACTGTCGCTGCATCGCTCGTCCTGTATCGCGTGAAGAAGTGGAAAAGAATCGGCGCGATGGTAAGACCGCGCCGGGGGTTTATCGTTAGAGTTTGTTAAGGGCGGTGAAATGAATAAACGGCACTTCGGGTGCTCCTTTTTCTTCGCATTTATCGTTTAGAATTTCCGTAGCAATTTTCATCGCTTCGAAACCAGACGTGGTGTCCACGGTTCCCGAGAATCTCCAGTGAACAATGTCGGTACCAGTTTCGTAAATTACAGCCGAAAAGAAATATTCGTTCATAACATCACCCAAGCAATTTGAAAAGTAATACCGGCACCCAACCCACACACACCCAGGCGATAAACAAGTACGCGGAAAGGGATTTCACATCGGCGTCCGAATTTTTGACAACGACATCAACGAACAATACTGCACACAGTAGAAAAGTTCCGACCAACCACATTGCCACGTTGCACCTCCTTTAAATTGTTACGCGTGCCGGGTTACCGAACACCATGACGCGATGTGTGAAATCGTCCGGCTTAGCGTGCTTCATCGCGTTTCGTTCTCCGGACCGTTCGCGCATTCTGCGGTGCATTCTGGAACATTTCACACACACGTTGTTCGCTTTGTAGCGTAACGTGTGTCCTCGCTTACATTTCTTTCCTATGTATGTTGCGGCCGGCGGTGTTCTCTTTATCATTTTGCTCTCCTGCACATCCTCATCGCTGAAGTGTGGGAAACGCCGAACATTAACCCGAGGCACTCGAACGTCGCTCCGGCTTTTCGATGTTCGAGCATTTGACGTTCCTGTTCTCCAGTCAGTGCTCGAGGTCTCCCCGCTCCCTCCGCGAAATTAACCAGACTTCTCGTAGACCACACCACACGATGGCGGTCACTATTCAGAGGCACGGACGTGTGCTGACACACTCGGATTTCCACATCGTCAAAGATGTAGACGCAGAAGTGCCTGTTGCGTTTATTGGACGCGGACAGCTTCCATCGCTTGATGGCAGCCTCTTTAGCTTCGTCTACCGTGTCGTAGTCCATGGTTACGCAAAATCCTTATACAGTTCGACCATCTTTTCCAGTTCTTTCCGTGCGTTGGCGAGCCGTCTTTCAGCTTCCGCAATCTCCCTACGTTTTTCGTGTACAGGGTCGACCACCCACGCCGCCACTGGTGCGCCGAGGGGTTTCACATCTTCGTCATACCATCCCCCAGCGCATTGACGTGGGTCACCGAGATAAGCGTGACGTTGTTCGCCGGTTGTCAGCAGCACTCTGACGTGCCTCCAGTACGGCGGGTTACGGTTGTAAATCCAGTTGATAGCCATCACCCCAGCTCCTTAGCGCGTTTAGCGCTTTCCAGGATGTCGTCCAGGTCTTCAACGCGTGATTTGTGGCCGCGCGCACCACACTGCAACGCTTTCTTAATCAGGTGCTGTAATGCCGGGTTAGTGACGTTCCACGCTTTCAGAATGTCGTACACGTCCACCGATACGCCTTTCACGGTGCGGTTGTATTTGTTCGGTTGTTCCGGTTGTTCCGGTTGTTCCGGTTGTTCGGCTGTGGGGCGACGGACGAAGCGCCATTGTTCTCCTAAAAGGATGAATACTGTAAAGTCATCTCCCGCGGGAGTTATCCCGATCATAGGATATAAATCATCACAGATGCGTTCTACAACACAATTTCCGGCCGCGTGACGATGATCCCCGCCCCACCAAATGATGTCACCCGGTTTTAGGTCGCGCCAGTCGGTGATGTTTAACGGTTGTTCGGGTTGTTCGACTGTGGGGCGACGGACAGCCTTCTCGATACGGAAATGAAATGGGAAATTAACCCACCCACCGTGGTCGGGAAGAAAGGTATGAACACTGTTATCGATTACACGAAACCAACCCCTTGCGTACCAATGCGTAGCCCCTTCCGGTGCTTTACTCCAATCGATGTGTGACATCTTCATAACTCCTCACGTTGTGTCGATGTGATAACTCTACAGCGCTATGACCGACCCGTCAAGTGCTAAATTTGACAGTTTGGCGCGTCCGGCATACTATAGTGACAACGTAACTGAACCGATGATAATCATGCACATCACAATCAACGACCGCGCAACGTTTCCCATTACTCGCCGTGAATATACGGACGAGGGGTTTCTGCGTGTACCGGGACATGTGGCGCGCACGGGGATTCAGGAATATCTCGCCTCTGAACTTGGTCTGAACGACCGAAACCCTAACGATATTATCCGCGTTTATCGTCCCAGTGATGAAGTCTTTAACAGCAAATCTCTACTGTCTTATGACGGTGTGGACATCACACTCGAACATCCTAACGGTCTCGTAAACGCCGACAACTTCCGTAAAACCACGGTTGGGGTGGTGCGTGGTAAAGGTCGTCAATACGGCGAGTTCGTAGAGTGTGACCTAATCGTTAAAGATAAGGCGGCGATTCAGTCCGTACAGTCTGGTAAATGCGAACTGTCGGCAGGTTATACCGCGTCGTACGATTACGAACCGGGAGAGACGCCGGAAGGTGAACCGTACGATTACATCCAGCGTGACATCAAGATTAACCATGTCGCGATTGTTGGCCGCGCTCGTGCCGGTCGCAACGCGCGTATTCTCGACCACAAACCGGAGGGCACTCGAATGCCTGTAATGATTACTACCGATAGCGGGCGTAGCGTCGATGTTGCCGACCCGAACAACGCACAGGTTGTTGCTGATGCGTTTGACCGCGCTGTAGCGGCTAAGGACTCAGCCGATGCTCGCGCTGACGGTGTACAGTCACAGCTCGACGCAGCGAACGAGAAAATCGCCAAGCTGGAACAGCAGACCAGCGACGCGGCAATTTCTGAGCGTGTGAAAGCTATCTCCACTGCGCTGACCGCCGCGACCCGTATCGCCGGTAAAGATTTCACCTGCGACAGCGTGGATATTGTCGAAATCCAACGTTCCGCGTTACAGAAGAAATTCCCGAAACGTGATTGGGCGACCAAATCCACAGCGTACGTTCAGGCCGCTTTCGACGCCGCGTACGAAGAGGAAGAAGAAGAGCCGGACGACAAAGACAACAAGATGACCGGTGACAGCGCCGCATCACTTCGTCAATTCGGTTCCGACCTGTCTAACCTGGGCGCTCGCCCTGCTACTGACGCCGCACCGGTGTTGTCACGCGCTCAAGCGTACGTGATGCGCACCTCCGGCAAAAAGGAGAGCAAATAATGACCGGCATCGTAAAATCGCCGTACACCATTAATCACGATGCCGCATTCCGGGGCATGGTCGCCGATGGTGAACTGGCAAACATCATTTCCAAACTGAACACCGACGTAGCGACCATTCCGTTCGGTACCGCTGTTTTCCGTGACGCGGCGAACGACAACGGCGCTAAAATGCCGACCAACGCATCAACTGCCGAGCAGTTTGTTGGCGTGGCCGTGCGCGAACTCAACCGTGCGTACCCGGACGCTTCCGCATTCGGTGGTGTCGTTGGTATGGACTTCTCCGTGATGACCACGGGTGTAATCTACGTCAAAGTCCTGGAAGCCGTTAAAGCTGGTGACGCTGCGTACGCTCGTGTCGGCTCTACCGGTACCGGTGACTTCTGTAAGTCCGCAGGTTCCGCCGCTACGCTGTCCGTTGTCATTCCGGGCGCTAAATTCGTATCGTCTGCCTCCGCTGGTGCGCTGGCGAAATTGTCACTTGTTGTAGGGGGCTAACGACATGGCCATTAAGACTATCGACGCGCAGACCATTCAGGGCAACCAGTGGTTAGTGCATAAGGGTTACGTGAGTCGTAACGGTGACCAGTGGGTCATCAACAATACAGCGCTCGACGCGATCGGAAATCCGAACGTCATGCTCGACGCTGATGGCGGTATCGCGTTCTACATCTCCCAGTTGGCCGGTATCGAAGCCACGGTTTACGAAACGCCGTACGGTGACATCACCTACCGTTCCGACGTGCCGATGGCAGCGAATATCCCGGAATACGCCGATACGTGGATGTATCGCTCGTATGACGGTGTGACCATGGGTAAGTTTATCGGTGCAAATGGTCAAGACCTGCCGCGCGTCGCACAGTCTGCGCAAATGCACACTGTGCCGTTGGGTTACGCCGGCAACGAGTGTCATTACACTCTGGACGAAATGCGCAAGTCCGCCGCGATGAACATGCCTATCGACGCTGAACAGGCTCGTCTGGCGTTCCGTGGTGCGGAAGAGCATTCACAAAGCGTGGCTTACTTCGGTGATTCGTCTCGTGGTATGTACGGCCTGTTCAACAACCCGAACGTCACGCTGTCAAGCGCGACCAAGGACTACAAGACCATGAACGGCCAGGAACTGTTCAACATGTTGAACGCGCCGATTTTCAGCGTTATCAACCTGTCACGCCGTTTCCACGTGCCTAACACCGCGCTGATGTTCCCCGACCTGTGGAATCAGGCTAACAACCAGCTGATGACCGGGTACACCGACCGTACCGTAATGCAGCACTTCATGGAGGCTAACTCTTACACGCTGCTGACCGGTAACGAGCTGGACATTCAGATTCGTTTCCAGTTGGACGCTGCTGAATTGGCCGCAAACGGTGTGAGCAACAGCAACAAGCCGCGCTACATGGTCTACGACAAGTCAGACCGTAACCTGGCGATGGCCAACCCGATCCCGTTCCGTATGCTCGCCCCGCAAATGGCAAGCTTGGGCATCACCGTGCCGGCGGAGTACAAAATCAGCGGTACCGAATTCCGTTACCCGCTGTGCGCCGCTTACGTCGATATGGCGTAACGGTTGTAGGTTGTAAGACAAAGCCCCTCACGTGAGGGGCTTTTATTTTGTTACAGGGTGAACGACGCAAAAAAAACCGCCCCGAAAGGCGGTAAAGGCACTGGCTCTGGAGGTTGTTACGGTGTCCCGTGGGTTGGGTTATGAGCCCGTCACTTTTCACCGGTGGTCGCTCTATTTAGCGAGTACTTCCACCCCGCTAAATAGAGCTTGAGTGTAGGTATACAGACTAGACACCTGTAATATACAAGTATCGTGACACACACGTCAACAAGTTTGTTTCACTTCGTCCGGCATGCTACACTCTATCGGAGTTAAACAGAGATAAAAGGGCTGAAAAATGATTGTACGCAACAACGGAAAGCGCGTTTTGATTCTCAATCAAGGGGTCGAGAAGCGTGTGAAAGGTCAGGACGGTGAATTCTACTCTTTAACCGAAGCGGTTCCGCACATCGTGCCGCCGGGTGGCGAGACTGTGGAAGTGCCGGACGACCTGCGCGAAACCGAATTCGTGATGAACCTGATGTTAACCGGTGAACTGGTGGAAGTTCCGCAGACTCCCACACCTGCAAAGCGTGGACGCAAACCTAGCGAGCCGGCAGAAGAATAACCGCACCGGGGTTCATACGCGTTTAGCCCGACGCGTCCCGGTGCGGGACCACAAATAGGGCTGTATCATCTCCGAAACGTGTTGTATAATTCAGTTGTAAATCGGGCTGCTTGACCACTACGTGTGGTCGGCAGCCTTTTTCGTTTATCCGCCACGTGAGGATGTATGGTCGATACCTGCAACCCTGTACAAGACGACGTGACGATCGCCTATGGTGAAAACCACGATTTTAACCTGCTGTTCAAGACCTCGCGGGACTTATCCTTTGCCACGTGCACGCTGACCGTTCGACTAAACAACTCATCCGACGACGTGATTCATACCGAGCACGCTCAAATTCACAACAATAACGTGGTGTTTTCCATAACCCCCGCATTGTGTCGAACTATTGGCAGCGGTACGTTCTGGTATGTCATTTGGATGCGTGACGGTGAAAACTTCGAAAAACCAATCGTAACCGGGAAGTTAACCATCCCCATGCTGACAACGAGGATTCAACCATGAGTTGCAGCGATATCACAGTTCAAATAATCGGTGATACCGCCGATATTCAGGTTTACGTCACTCAGGCTCAACAGTCAGCTACGCAAGCCGCGACAAGCGCTACCGACGCCCAGCAAGCCGCCACGCAGGCGGCGTCGAGCGCTACCGATGCGCAGCAGTCCGCCCAGCAATCCGCGACAAGCGCGTCACAAGCCGCCGCAACCGTGGTCACCGTGGGGCGAATGCAAGAACATGTCGACCAGGTTGACGCTCGCATCACCGGTCTCGTTACCAGTGCGGGGCAAGCGCGCGATGAAGCGACCACCAGTGCCGCTCAGTCGTCCTCCAGTGCGTCACAAGCTGCAAGCAGTGCTACCGCCGCCTCGCAAGCTGCCGACCGCGCAGAACGCGCCCCGATGCGTGAACTCCAAATAGGACAAACCCCAGTCAGTTGGAACGGCCTCGGATAGCGGCACCTGACTAGGGTTTGAAAATCGTATCCGTTGTCTTCACGCTTTGCGTTGCGATCGACTTGGGTTCCACGCCTTGTCGATGGTTAGATGTTAAATACACTCCTCTCATTTGTCAAATGTATTGTCGTTATTTCAAAACTTCCAAAATCTCTTTAATCATCACCCTGACGATACGGCGAGACGGAATCTTGCCGGTGAATTCGAAATGTTTGCAATATTCCCCGATTTGTTCGTAACGCGCTTCACTTTTACCGATTGCGACTCTGATTACCGACACTTCCCCGATGTGGTCACCTGTTAGTTTCATGCGTCACCATCCTCCCGCAGCTTTTGGGCGAATAAGTCCGCGATATCGGCTGTCGCGTCTGCCAATTCGTCGAAAAATTGATCGTCGCCTTTTATTCGAAGGGAATTAGCGAACATTTCCACGCCTTGCGCCCTCATCTCATTAGTGAACGCATCAGTGCTGGGTGATCGCTTCATCTTCATGATGTTGAATGCCCTTATCATGTCTGGATTCTGGCGGCATAGTTCCTCCCAGCTTTGTTCTGGCGGAACTACTGGTGCTGGCAGGGCGGTGTAAAGTGGCCTTGGCTTCATCAGGCGGTCGGCATGGCGTGGTTCGTGCACCATCCCAAATCTATCACCATCAGTGTATCCGTAAGGCTCAGCCTCCAGCGACGCCAGCGCGATGCGGGCAAGCGCCTCTACTGCTGACGGAGCAACGCCATAGCCGTGACCTTTGATAATGTCCTGCGCAAATTCTTTGGTAATAGTGGCCATACTCTCTCTCCCAATTAATGTATAATTCACGTACAGCTTACTCAACTATGACCGAGTCGTCAAGGGGCAGTGATGGAAATTACAAAAGAGATTATCGCGGCGTTCCGTAGCGACCCGCAGATGTGTGCGTTTTCTGACTCCGTGAAGTGGCCGGACAACTTCATCGTCAGCGCATTGTGTAACGGTGATGAGGAGACCGGGTCATCACGATGGGGTGGTTTCGTTCTTGACGATTGTCACAACTTCAAACGTCGCGGGATGTTTCTGTTTGCAGCCGCGTGGTTGATGAACAACTTTGGCGACGGTGGACCGAACGTAGCAACAAGCGGTGAAGCACGCCTTAACGTGGCGTCGAAATCCATCGGAGACGAGTCTGTGGCGTATCGTGTGCCGTCCATGATGGAGGTTTCCGACGACTGGTTGACGTGGTCACACTACGGTCAACAATTCTATCGTTTGAGAAAACGTGCGGGAATGGGTGCGTTAGCGGTGTAAGACTCACCCCCGGAATGTCACTTTTATCCTGTATAGGGTTTCGTTCTGGGGTGGTGATTTGAGGAAGTATTACAAGCACTTGCGGGTGAAATACCCCGAGAACTGAAAACCCCGTAAGTGTTCCTACTCTCCCGCGCGCCTGCCACGCCTCGCCCTGTGGCTTCTCCCCCTTCTCTTACTCTCTTATTATTATTCTTCTAAGGGGTATTAAGGGTAAATAGTAGTAATAAGAATAGAAACAGTAACTTACAGCACCCCGATCGATCGGGTATTCTGGGGTATTAAAGGGGTAATTGAAATGATGAAAGTAGTAGGGTTGCAAGAAACACTTGCAGAGATCAAGAAAGCGTTAGGACAGATACGCGACGACCAATACGTGACCGTTGGTATCCACGAAGAGGCCGGTGACGTGGAGTCGGGCGAAATCAACATGGCTACGCTCGGCGCTGTGCTGAACTTCGGAGCTGACATCAACCATCCGGGCGGCACGTCTTATGGTTATGCGACTGAGGAAGCTGAATCCCGTAACGATGTTAGATTTTTAAAGACGGGCACAGGGTTCAAGCCTCTGGGCGTGACCAAACCTCACAAGATAAACATTCCCGCCCGTCCATGGTTGGAGCCAGGAGTGCAGTCGAAGTCGAACGAGTACGTAACAATCATCGAGAGCGGTGCGTCTCGTGACGAGTCCACGGCGTCCATCCTCGAAAAAGTAGGTGTGACCGCACAGGCCGCCGTCCGAATGTTCATGACCGAGTTGCAAGACCCGCCTAACGCGAAAAGTACCATTCGCAAGAAAGGTAGTTCGAACCCGCTCATCGACACCGGCGCGCTGCGTCAGTCAGTCACATATGTGGTACACTCTGGTAAATTACCTGACGAGGGTTTGTAATATGGGTTTGCTCAACATGAACGGTATGATTGATACCGTTTTCCGTTCGACCAGTGCCACATCCGTTACAACCGGCGGCTCGTACGTCGACGGCGTGTGGATGCCGGGAGACGGTCAGCGTGTTACGTTCAATAACGTAAACATCCAGCCGCTGAACAACAAAGAGATTCAGTTTCTGCAAATAGGCGCTGAGCGTATCAGCAACGTGATGAAGCTCTACATCAACGACGCCCGTGCTGCGAACATTGACCTATGGTGCAATTGGGAGATTGACGGGGTTGTTTACAAAACCATTCAGCTCGACAACCGCCCGTGGCGAACCTACTGCAAACTAATGGTGGAGCGTGTTGATGACCAGTGAACAGTTGTTCAAGCTCCTCAGACCCATTGTGATGACTGCTACGGGTGTCCCCGAGTGTATCCTTGCCGACCCTAACGCTCAGGCTCCTCACGGCCCCTACGCCGCTCTCAGGCCGCGACAGACGGTGTCGCAACTTGGTCAGGCCGACATCATCGACAAGAATGCACCGGGCGACCAGGTACGGACAACCGTTCGGTCTCGTATCGTGTGCACATGCGTCGTCAATTTCTATCGTGGCGAGGCGCGCATGTACGCTGAGCGATTGCGTAACTGTAATAAGCTCCCCAGCATTTCCGCGAAACTGTTCAAGGCGGGTTTGGGGTGGGCTGGTGTCGGAAATATTAACGACCTCACCGCGCTACAGTCGGCCAATTTCGAACAGCGTGCGCACGTCGAGTTCACCGTGTGGTACACGACAGACCTTGTGGACGAGGTAAACAACATCCTGTCAGCAGAGGTCCAACTTCAAAACGAGACAGGAGCAACGATTCAAACCGTCAAGGTCTAAGTTTGTAATACCCTGCGTGTAGTGATAAACTTTCATCAATATTACCACATGTAGGGTCATCATAATGAGCTACCCAGCTTCGCAGATTATCCCAATTAACGTGCGCATCAGTCCGGCGGGGTTGGGTACTGCTAACTTTGCGTCAACCACTTTGTTCGCTCCACAGACCGAAGTGACAAGCAGCGTGGGGTTCTCCCCCGACACGTATCGTGATTACTACGATATCAAAGATGTCGCTGTAGACTTCAAAACCACGACCGAGACCTATAAGGCCGCGTCGAAGTGGCTCGGCGGTACACCTGCGTCACGTCAGTTGCGTATCTATCTGCGCGCTACAACCGATAGTGATTGGCCTACCACGTTGAACAAGGTTGCGAACAAATACTGGTGGTACCTGACGTTCGTTACCTCCACCGTGTATGCCGCTAAATCAGATGTGCAGGCTATCGCGGAATGGTGTGAAAGCGCTAACGTGATGTTCATCAACTGCCAGACTGGCGTCAACTGCACCGACATTCGTGACCCCAGCAAGAGTGACGACATCGCGTCGCTACTGACCACTGCCGGTTATCGTCACACCTACACGGCGTGTCACGCTACCGACGCTTACTCCGGTATCTACCTCGCCAAGTGGTTTGCGGCTGTCAACTACAGCGCGGACAACTCCACGATTACCGGTGAGTTTAAGAAGTCTCCCGGACTGGCCGCTGAGTCGCTCACCGCTACCGAATACAACGCGATGATTGCAAAGAAGGCGTGTTTCTACACCCTCATCGACCTGCAAGGTTCGAGCGATGTAGGACGCTGGAAGAACACTGTAACGCACAGTACATACGGTGAAGAGATTGCCAACGTTGTAGACCTCGACGCGATGGTGAACGCTTTAACCGTGGCGTTGTATAACACAGTGGCCAATCAGACTACCAAGCTGAAACAAACGCCTGTCGGTCAGGCCATGTTAATCGGTGCCACCCGTAACGTGGGCGAACAGTATGTTCGTAACGGCTATCTGGGGCCGCGTAACTACCTCGACCCTGATGACGGTCAGGAGAAGTACACTGCTGGTTACGAGATTCTCACCAAGCCGGAAGATATTCTCGACCTGTCCGACGCTGACCGTAACGCGCACAAGTCCGCACCAATTCGGATGCGTCTGTTCCGTTCTGGTTCCATCTGGGTTGTCGAAGTCGACGTAGACGTATTCTAAGGGGTTAAACGAGATGGCTTTCGAAAACTTTTCCAACGACAACACTGTAATCACAGTTAACGGTCGGTCAATCACCGATTGGGGACAGCAAGACCCGCCCATCAGCATGGCACCAATCGACCCCGCAAGCGTCGTGCGTCGTGGCGTCGGTGGTAATGCTGTCCGTCTGGACCGTAAGAACCCCGGTGCGCGCGTGACACTATATCTGAACCCTGGCAGTTCGGACGCCGCTTATCTGCGTGGTTTGTTCAACTCTAAGTCGAACATCACTTTCACGTACACGCAGATTGGCACTGCTGAAAACACCATTAACACCGAAGGTGCTATCGTCAACGTCGGCGAGCGTGGTCGCGGTGGTGCAAGTAGTATTACCGACGAACAATTCATGTTCGAATTCAACTCAGGGACGACAATTTAATGACCGTCAAATCTTTCACAATCGGTAATGTCACGTATCGCGCTGCGATGGCCAGCGCGTTTGACCAGGACAAAATCCTATCACTGCTGACCGGTACGATTGCCGAACGCGCCATGGCGGCGCGTATTGCTAAAATCCCATTGGACGCCGCGTTTATTTCCAGCGTGATGATGGCGTTACCTCACGGGGTTAAATCGGAAGTGGCGGGGATGTTACTCGCTAAATGCTTTGTTTCCGACACTAATACGCCGGTAACTGTCAAAGATTTTCAAGGTGGTATGATGGCGTACAACCGTCTTCTCGCTGAGTTATGGTTGTGGAACTTTGACGATTTTTTTACCTACTTGGTCGACGTCGCAAGCACCAACCGGACGGTGCCGGAGGAAAACCCAGCGCTGTAAATTGGTACTTCATGCGACCTTGTGTCGGCGTCCCCAACCTGCTACCACCGCTGTGTACGTGGGCGCAGCTAGGGGACGGTACTTACAGTCTGGCAGACGTCGAGCGGTTCAATCAGACGATTGATGAAATCGTGGAGCAACTACCCAAATGTCAATCGTAACTCTCTTTACTAAAACCGCCCCGACGTTGGGCGGTTACGCGTTCGATGCGACGCTGGAGGACACGTTAGAAATCAGCGTGGATTTGGCGGAATATCCAATTGAGACAGGCGCTAAAATCACTGACCACCGTATCATCAATCCGATGCGATGGTATCTCACCGGCGCGGTCAGTGATAACCCGCTGATTCCTACCCTGACCGATTTCGTCGGTGGAGCTGTCTCCAACCTCACAAAGAACCCGTGGGTCGCCGGTGTAGCGGGACTGTCGGCCGGCTGGTTGTCCGGCACGCAACAAACTCGATCTTCTTCTGCGTTGGAGATGTTGATTAACCTAGCGTACGCCGGGGAGCCGTTCGACATTAACGCCGGTGACATATACCTTAAAAACATGGGCATTCTACGCATCAGCCGCACCAAAGACCCCGAGAATGAAGCGGGGTTGATATTCGTCGCGGAGTTGCGCGAGGTCATCACGCTGTCTCGTCTCCCGTTATTGGGTCAGCCGTCACAATACCAGTTGCCAACGGATGACCCGGCACAGTCCGGTGCAGCGGCGTTAATCAAGAAGGGGCAGCAAGCGGGTAAAGCTGTCGGGGACGCTGTCAATAAATCGGTCAACGCTGTTCTGGATGGGCTATTCACATGATTGAGATTCCACTGAAGGGCGGGGCGGCTAACGCCCATCAGACGTTCAACATTCAACTTGGCGACACTTATGTGGACTTCACGTTGAACTACGTCAGTTACACCGACAAACCCGCGTGGTCGATGGATATCTCGCGAGACGGAGCACCTCTGGTGAACGGTGCGATGTTAGAGCCGGGATGTGACGTAATTCAGTCGTACGGTGCGGGGATTGGTAAACTGATTTTCATCGGTGCCGAAGTCACGCTCGACAATCTCGGCACCGATAATCATTTGGTGTGGGTTAGCGAGTAATTATTGACGTCCTTTCAACATCGACGCGATAAACAAAAATCCGATAACGTTAGCCCACCCGTCGGCCGTCAAGCGCGGGAGTATGACCCACCCTGCAAACGCCAGAACCAGTACGAGTAGCACACCTTTAACGGTTTGCATTGGTCACTCCTTTACTGAAATCGACACGGTATAATATCTCGGGTGACCGATACGCCGTCAGCTCGACGATGATGTTTCCGAATTTGTTGCGGTACTCCACACAAGAACACCCTTCACTGTATTCAGTCAAGACGAACATGCCGTCAGCCGAGGGTCTTGAAATCCACAACGACGACCCCGTGATCGTGCGTTCACCAACACAACGAGCTTTACCCGCCGCGATATCCTTGAATATTGACTTGACGACTTTGTAGTCGCGGTAGAATGTTCCCGCACGCTTTCTCACGGGTGAACTTTCCATGCTTAAACCTTTCATCAGTTGCTGGGTAGCTTTAGTCACCACGCTGTGTCACCTCATCAATACGTTTCTTAGCGTCAAGGGCTTTACCGACCACGTAATCGGTGTGTTCCAGTAATCGTGATAACCGGCTGACGTAACCGCGCGGAAACGGTTCGTTTCGAATGCGTCGACAGATTGCCCGGACGTCCGGGTCTGTAAGTTCTTCTTCCAGTCGAGCAGCACACGCACGGATTGCTCGGTTAGGGGCTGCGGCGTTCATCCGGTCGGCCATAAGCGTTGACGTCACTAACCGTACAAATTCACGCGTTTTTACAACGTTCGGGTGACTATCACCGTAACTGCACCCATCGATTGACTCCTGTAAGTGTGTTGAATACGTCATTTATCAGAGCCTCCCTGCCAGTTGATACGCTTCGTGACGACGTCGTAATGATGACAACCGCCCACGCTGTATTTTTGGTTTTTGTTCTTATCATCACAAATCGCCTGAGCTTCTTTACGTGACTTGTGGATATTCACGATCTCGAAGGCTTTACGGACGTACTCACCGCTCGCCCTGTGACCTGCAAAATGTTTTGCTACGATATGGATTAGCATTCCCCTTCCTCCGTCATCATCAGGTACAGAATCGCAGCAGCACGCAGCGGGTTTTCGTGTGTCACATTATTGGACTTGTAAATAGAGCGTACCGCCGTCCATTCGGTCGAGAAGCTGATAGGGTGAATCCCGACGAGATTATCAACGATTAACGGCCCCATGTCCACCCAACTATTACAGAAGTCCCAGCGATGCCACTCGGTGTCTAACCCGCGACGCTTGATAATCTCGTCGGTGATTTGCTGGTCACTCATTTGCTCGTAGTTCATATACTCCTCCTGTTGCGTTATACTTAATCAAATTACACTCTCTTGACGGACTTGTCAATATGGCGCGTACGCTAACAAACTTTTTAGTCGCTATCGGGATGGATTTGAAAGAATTCCGTACCGGTCAGCGTGACCTTGAGTCGGGTCTGAAATCCACCGCGTCGATGATTACGCAGATGGGTAACGCCACGACGACCGCCGTTGCGGCTATCGGTGGCGCAGCAATTACAACCGCCAACCGCCTCGATAAGCTAAACACCAGCATGGTCAATATGCGTGACGGCGCGCAGATGGCGAATAATTTCGGCGCAGCGCTGGAGCGTGCAGGGGGTAACGCATCGGACGCCGTCAGCGAGATTGTGCGTATCAACCAGGTGCTGACCGATTTTAAGGCTAAAGGTCAAGTGCCGGAGGGTATGCAATTCACAGGGATGTCGGGTGGTCAGATTTCAGACCTGCTCAACGCTCCTGACGCTAACACGTTTCTCAAAAAGCTGGCTGAACAGTATCAATCGATGAACACCGAGCAGCGTCAACTGACGTTACAGACGCTCGGTCTGTCGAACGCCACGGGGCGTTTATTGGAGGGCGGAGCGCAACATTTCAAAGACGCGCTTTCGTACTCTCAACAGTTAACCGGCGACATCAACGACGCGACCGCCGCAAGCCGTGAGTTTATGGCGACGTGGGCGACAACGTCACAGCTCATCGGTGGTATCGGAAATAAACTCGCAGCGGGCGTACTTCCGATGATGTCTGACGCGTTACGGTTTATTAACCGTGAAGTTATGCCGACCGCTAAAGAGAACCCCGTAGCGGCTGCGACGGCTGCAACCGGCGGTGGATTGTTGGGTCTCGGCGGTGCGCTGCGTTTTTTACCTGGTGGCGCGGCGGCTACGGGCGCTGCAGTCGCAAACCCTGTCGGACTATCGTTATTGGCTGCGGGTGGCGGGTACATGCTCGGCGAGTACACGCGGCCGGCAGTTGAAAAGTCTGGTATCTTCCCGGAGTGGTTCACCAAAGAACAGCCCTACTTCGGCATTCCCGCAGCGTGGAACTACCTAACCGGCGGTGGGGGCGATTACAAAGGCGGAGCCATTGCACCGCCGGCTTACATGACCGGTTACAACGCACCCACAATGTCACCCTACAACACCGCCGCCGGAGCAGGTGGCGCGACTGCCCGACAATTGGCCGATGAGTTGCGCCGTGCCCCTTTGAATGTGAAAGCCGATGTCCGTGTGGAATTGGATGGACGGGCATTTGACCGCCGTGTGGAGCAGGTAACCACGCGGCAAAATGAGCAGGCTATTAACAATATGACCAGCGGGGTGACACGATGACCGCCGTGTGGCATCGCGAATATGAGATGTGGGTGAACGGCGAGAAGTTCATCGACGGTACGCTCGGTAAACAGTTGCGTATTCAGTTCGACATTTATCAGTCACCGGCGGAAAGTTTCTCTACTGCCGACTTTAGAATTTATAACCTGTCACGCGAAACAAAAATCACGCGGGGGGAGTCTGTAGAGTTCAAGGCTGGTTACAGCGGGTCAATCGATACCATCTTCACGGGGACGGTTACGAACGTCCTGAGAGAGCGTGAGAGCGCTGATATCGCTACTCGTCTGCTGTGTCGCAGTGTCGCTACTAACGAGAACCCTTCGGCGGCCGCAAGCTACGGTCAGAACTCGCTTGTCGTTGACGTGCTGACAGACTTAGCTCGGCAATGGCCTGCGCAGTTGGTAATCGATAGAAAACAGTTCGACGACTCACCGAAGCTGATTTCCGGCTACGTGGTTAACGGCGGTATTCAGTATGAACTCGACACTCTGGGGCGTATGTATAACTTCGAGTGGGCGCACAGTAATGGACAACTGATTGTCACACGAACGGACAAGAAGCGTTCTACACCGATGGTCGAGGTTTCCCGCTACACCGGAATGGAGATGATGCCGGAAATTACCAACGGTCCTACTCGTATCGGTATTAACGTCATCAAGCGTCTCGACCCTGTTATACATCTCAACAGTCGCATCTACGTGAAATCCGATTACGCAACGTTCAACACCGGTAACATGTATTTACAGGAGACTGAGGGGGACGAGAGTGTAGAAGGCGAATACGATGTGAAGACCATCACGTATCGTGGCGACAACTACGGTGCGGATTGGAGTATGGAAATATTCGCACTGCGTAACTTCGAAGAGACCGCGCAGACTGTCCCGGCCGGGGCGTTGGTGTGGGGTGCTAAAGTCACGCGGGAGTTCCGCAACAAGACACGCGACATCGCGTCTAAACTGAATCTCGACCCGAACTGGCTGATGGCTGTAATGGCGTTCGAGACTGGCGAGTCGTTTAGTCCGTCTATCCGTAACATAGGTGGTAGTAGTGCAACAGGGCTTATCCAGTTCATCGAATCTACAGCACGAGCACTCGGTACAACCACGTTGGCTCTGTCGCGTATGACAGCCGTTCAGCAGTTGGACTGGGTCGCTAAGTATTACAAACCTGACGCCCCGCGCATCCAAAATCTAGGCGATTGCTACATGGCTGTACTGTGGCCTAAAGCAATCGGTGTGACTTCGGGTACAGTTCTATGGCGCGCTGGTACGCCGGAATACACCGCAAACGCAGGGTTAGACCGTGAACACAAAGGGTATATTACAAAAGCTGACGCTGTGTACCGCGTGAACGAAGCGTTTAAGCGTGGTAGTCGGTACGCTAAATAGAGAAAGCCCCGCGCTGGGAGGGACGCGGGGCTTGTCAGGTCAACACAACAGGAGCAATTTAACTATACGTCATTTGGCGTGATTGTCAAGATTCTTGGTGTTATAATGTACATTATTTATTAACCGGTGCCGCGATGCGTACAGTAGTATCCCCACAACAATTATTTCAGCACTCTTTCATTGAAGCGATGAAAGACGTTTACACGTCGGTGCCTGGTCACATCATCGCGTTCGACGCTAAGTCCCAGCGAGCGCAAGTTCAAACCGGCGTACAGCGTGTCGACATCAACGGCGTATCATTCGACGTGCCTCCCGTAATTGACGTGCCTGTAAGCATTTACGGTTCGGCGGATTTTATCGTGGAGGTCGAAATCAATCCCGGCTGCGAGGGTATGATTTTATTTTCGCAGCGGTGCATCGATGGGTGGAAGCAAACAGGGGGTTCGGCGACAAACCCATTGACGCGCTTCCACTCGATGCAAGATGCGATGTTTGTTCCGGGTATACGCAGCCTTGCGGGAGCTATCGGGGGATACAGTAACGACGGTATTCGTCTACGCGATAAGACCGGCGGCAACCATGTATGGTTACGCCGAGACGGCACTATCGTGTCGAGCAACGGTAAATCGACAATCACGCAAAAACCAGACGGTTCCGTTACGATGTCGAATGGTACTGGAAATTTCGAGATGCAGCCGGGTGGAAACGTGGTCATCAACGGTGTGGTCATTACTCCTCAAGGACAGATTACAGCACCACCCGGCGGGGGAATCGAGGGGGCCAACGGTGTATCTTTTGAAAACCACAAACATGACGGTGTACAAACAGGTAGTGGGACGACAGGGGGTCCTGTTAAATGACTGTGAGACGTTTAGATGATAAAGGTGACATTGTCACATCGGGGGTGCAGTTCATCGGCGGTCGAGAAGAAATTGCGCAGACAGTGCAAACACGATTGCGTTTATTTTTAGGTGAATATTTCCGCGACGTAACCGATGGTACACCGTGGTTTGAAAACATCTTGGGTAAAGCGAGCGACCTAGCGATTAAAGAAGCGTTGCTCCGTAATCGGGTCGCACAGACTCCGGGTGTTATTCGACTGGTTCAATTCTCGTTCGACTTCGACCCTGCAGACCCTAAAAAGACAGCGACGGTGAAAGCGGGTATACTAACGCAATACGGTATTGACACGGTGACTTATGGCACAGATAACACCACAGGGGTATAATCTCAAATCGCAAAATGAGTGGTTCGAGGAGGAGCGTCAGTTATACCTTGACATCGATCCCAACTGGAATCTCGACCCTTCCACACCAGACGGGTTAAAGATGGCTAGCGATGCTGAGATTTTTTCAGCACTCGACGAGACGTTACAGCAAGCGTATAACGCTCGTGACCCTAATAAAGCCACTGGTCACGACCTCGATGTAGTTTGTCAACTGACAGGTACCGAACGTAACACGGGGACAAGCTCTACTGCTACTGTCACGTTATCGGGCACAATCGGCGGGGTCGGGCTGGTGATCCCCGCTGGTAAACGTATCCGCAGTAGCACAACCGGTACAACGTGGTATTTGCCACAGGCTGTCGCGATCGACCCCAACACCGGGACGGTATCGGCACAGGTACTATGTGAGGATGTTGGCCCGGTACAGGCGGACGCCAATACGCTTACCGAAATCGTTGACACTGTGGGTGGTTGGACAGGAGTCACAAACCCCTCGCCGGCCACCCCGGGAACGGATAAAGAGGCCGACAGCGAACTACGTGTGAAACGCGCTACTGCTGTGGGCCGCCCCGGCAATAACCAGATAGACAGCATGTACGGCGAGATTTACGCGGTTAAAGATGTCAGGCGCGTGAAGGTTTACGAGAATGACACTAATGTTACGGATAGTAACAATCAACCAGCGCACAGTATTGCTGTCATCGTCGATGGTGGAACGGACGTGGATGTGGCGTTGGCGTGCTACCTGAAAAAAACCCGGGAGTCGCGATGTACCAAGCAGGAACCCCTGTCACGATTGAAGTCACATCGCCGAAATACCCGTCAAACAAGAAGGTCATCAAGTTCAGTCGCCCCAACTATGTGGACATGAACATTGTAGTCACCATTAAGAACGATGGCACGTTGCCGAGTAACGTCGATGGTGAGGTGAAGCAGGCCATTTTCGATTATGCCGCCGGCGGTCTGATTCCTACAGATGTCGGTTTCAAAGTCGACGGGTTCGACATCGGGGAAGAAGTACCGTATACCACACTTTTCACACCTGTCAACAAGGTGATAGGTGCTTACGGTAACAGTTATGTACAGGACATGACGCTTAACGGCGTGCGCATCAACGCGCCGATAGCGTTCAATCAGTTATCACGATGGTTGACATCTAACATCACGGTGAACGTCGTATGACTTTAACCCCAGACCGTATTTACGCACAGTATCGTAATCAGCCTAAAGCTATCTCGTGGTATGGCATTGTACCGAAGCTGTCCGGTGACATTACCACGTGTGCGTCTGTAGTGCGTAACATGTACGACATCGACGCGAACGAGGGTGTACAGTTAGATATCATCGGAAGAACGGTAGTCATCGACAGGTCGTACGTCGGACAAGCTAAAATGCGTGTGGTGCAATGCGGTGACGAGGTCAACTCTCAATGCGGTGACGAGTATGCGATGTGCTCCGAGACAAGCGTAGACACCGATTCGAGAATGTCTGACGAACTGTTTCAACTTGTCATTCGTGCTAAAATCATCAAGAATAACAGTGACTCCACCATCGAGTCTATTCTTGAAGGTGTTAATTTCCTTATCCCCGACGCACAGTTCAAGCGTGTTGTCGACCACGAGAATATGAGTTTCAGCATCGAGTTTTATGGTTTGATCAGCAATCTAGAGCGATGGGCGCTTCTAGACGCGAATCTAGTGCCAAAACCCCAAGGTGTTAGGTTTGTTGGGTTTTTGGAGGCGTACGGTTACGTTGAGTGCGGCGACTCGTCGATGCAATGCGGCGACCCGGATGCACAATGTGTGGGCTATGTAGGAGTTTAAAATGGCATTAATTTTACCGAATCGTTACCCTGGGCGCGCCGGAGCAGTAAGTGCTGAATATCCGCAAGGGTCATTCAAAAACCGTTCAGCTCCGAATGTCGAGGACGGGACGTACATGGAAAAGGACTGGCTTAACGACCAGGCCGGTTTCTTTGGCGCAATCCTTAAAGCCGCCGGCGTCACCCCCAATGGCAACGTGGACACTGCGACGTCGAGTCAGGTTTACGACGCGCTCAAAACGTTGTTCCCCCTCGCATCCACTCTAGGTACAGCAGCGTTTAAAAATGTAGGTACGGGAGGATCAGATGTTGCGGGGGCTAACTCCACCATGGGCGGGACATACACAAACGTTACTAGCAGCAGGGCAATGGGAGTGACGTACACCAATAGCGCTACACGCCCAATGCTGGTGATTTATTCGTGTGATGCGACACGTTTCGGTACTGCTGTTGCTGCCGTGAACGGGGTTACTGTCGCTAGATTTATCGGTGTTGAGTCAGCATCAACTCATAACGGGCCATCTATGACATTTATCGTCCCCCCAGGGGCGACTTACTCCATAACCAAAACTGCCGGCTCACTTTCCAACATTATTTGGGCTGAAATGGTGTGATCATGAAATATTTCAAAGACTCTAACTCCTCAGTGTACGCATACCCATCAGATGGCTCTCAAGATGCCTTTATCAAAGATGGCCTTATCCCGATCACCGAAGAAGAGGCGATGCTCATTCTAAACCCTCCCCCGACACCGGAGGAAGTATTAGAATCTAACAAGCAACGGAAAGTCGCTCTCATTGCCGAATGTAACGCGCATATCAACAGTAATCAGTGGCCGAGCAAATTGGCACTGGGTCGATTGTCAGACGCGGAAAAAACCACTTTCAACAAGTGGTTGGATTATCTCGACGCGTTAAATGCTGTTGACCCTACTAATCCCGTGTGGCCTACCGCCCCTTCCGTGTAGCGTTATACCACGCTTGCCACCGTTCCAATCGTGCGCGGTCGGTAAGCAGTGCTTCAGCGTTCCAAGGAATCACCCATGCGGCTCGCTCCGGGTCGTTGTGGGTTGATTCCAGATTACGTGGGGGCACCAATAAATCAGAGCTTACCGTCGGACAGTCCGAGCGACGCGTCGTAGAGCTTGAGCACCCCACTATCACGCACACAATCCCGCACAGTAACAGTTTTGATACGGTCGACATAAATCACCTTAGCTTCTTCGGTTTTCTTTAAACGTGACACTGTAACAGCTTCTTGTCCGATGGCGATCACTCGGTCTACGTTCGATACGATTTGCTGCGTGTTCACGGTGTCGGTCAGTTGCTCGACGGTCACGCTGTTTTTACCTGCCACAAACCCCATCGTAAATACTGCGACGACCACGAGCAAAATCGCTAATGCTGTTTTCATTGTGCTGTTGCTCCGTCCGGGTCACCAAGCGAAGAACCTAACTTGGTGATGAGTTGTTCGGGGGTGATTTCACCGCGACATAGCGCGGCTTCATCAACACGGCGGAGGTAAACGCCCCGGCACGATTTGTCTTTCGCACAGTCTTTACCCGCTGCGAATCGCCATCGTGTGAACTGCCCGCACGCCTTATCCCATTCGCCTTGCTGCAGGTGTTTCCACAGCGTGGAGCCGCGCGCGTTACCGGTGCCGACATTGTACGTCCAGTCGAGTACAGCCAGGTGAACGTTAGGAGGCATTTGCGGCAATGCTGTGAGAGGGTCGTTATGTTTCAAGAGTGAGCGCACCAACATACTGTCACACTGTTGTTTGGTGGCTGTATCACCGCGTTTAACGCCAGCCGTCTCACCGTAACAAATCGTCCACACGTTACCCACGTCCGGGTAAGCGATCGTCCGATACCCCTCATAACCGGCAGCGATGCCCATTGCCAGCGCGAGTAGTCCGCCGGCCAGTTTGTTGCGTTTTTGCATATGCACCTCGATGGTGTAGAATGTAAACAGTATATCACAATGTAGAGGATTGATAGATGGCTAAGAAACCTGTTAAAGATGCTGGTGGTCGTGGTAAGACCCGTGTGACCGATGCTGGTGGTCGTGGTAAGACCCGTGTGACCGATGCTGGTGGTCGTGGTAAGACCCGTAAAGGTAAATAATTATGTTGACGCTCGTCATGATTGTCCTAACCGTGGCGGCGTTAATCAGACCCTCGGCGAGCGGTCTACTTTTTGCCGTGGTCACTGTAGCGTTTGACATGTTGCTCAGTGATTTACCGGGTATGATTTACTGCGCAGCGGCCAGTTCGTTCGACCTGCTTTTAATGATTCTCCTGTACTACGCCTGCACATCGTGGCGCTCGAGAAAATTAATCGTGTTGAGCGGCGTGAGCTTATGTGTTAACGCATGCGGGTGGGTGGCGTGGGCTGTCTACTATCCGCCGACTATTTATAACGCCACGATGATTGTAATTGCTATGGTTGGCGTGGTAATCGTAGCGGAGGATGGAGATGACCTGGTCGTGGCTCGACTGGATTGCGATTGCGACTCTCATCACAGTTCAGGTGATACAAGCAATCGTCATAATTCGTAAGGTGATACGGGATGAACTTAGCAGACGTACGCGCCGGCGCAATCGTATCGACAGGGACAGTGGGTAGCGGAATAGCCACGTGGTTGGATAAAATTCCCGCCGACCACCTCGGTAAAATCGCTTCCATGATCGGTATTGTCCTGTCGGTACTCACCGCAATCTCGATGATTCGCAAAGGTCGTCGTGAGGATGCCAAGCGCAAGGAAGAAGCGCGGCAGGCCGATTTGCAAGCTGCCATACTGCAAGAACAGTTGGAAAAGCTAAAAGAAACGCCCCGGTAATGGGGCGTTCGTTGTTATTTATTGTAAACCTGCTTCGATTTCCCCGATGACAACGAAGTCGTCAGGATCGGTTGTCACCACCAATTCCCCTACGTCATCTTGAAGAATCCAAAGTTCTTTTTCGGTGATACAACCTCCGTGAGGGTCGACAAACGCACCTGACCCCTGCGGATAATACCCGACGTACATCTTACCCGGTGTTAGGTCGCGGAAATGATGCTCATTGGAACTGCCTTTAAACATGACCTTTACGACACTACTCATAACCCGATACCTCATTAGTTGTGTTGACGTGATAATTATCTGTCACTTTGACGAGCTTGTCAATAACGGATTAACCAATTTCTCAGCCTCTTGAATGTACCAGTCGTAATTCAAATCCGACCAGTTAAAGTCCGCAGCGTCGGCACACTCTGTGACGCGCCACCCTGCACACATGCTCGACTCACGGTCGGTGTGTTTGCTCCGTGACTTCGTGTGAATACGCTCGTCCCACGGTGTACCGATACTGTCGAGGTCGCCGGGTTGCCCGGTAATCTCACGCATTACGGCGTCGTACGCCGCATCGGGCACTTTCGGCTTACGTTTCCATGTACCAGGTTCACCGGTGGGCGGTAAAATCTTGACGAGTGAACCGCCGTTGCGCGATACGAAATATCGGGTAATGTGCTGCAACTGTTGCTCCACACTCCATTCCGACCAGCGCATTAGCAACTGACAGGAGCGGGGAACTTTCGCACGGCACATGAAGTCGTACGGGTCTTTGTGCTGAGTGATAAAATCACGAATTGACTCACCGCGAACGAGTGCTGCTTCCGCCGCTTTAGGAACGACCAACGCCGACGGGTCTTGATGCCATTGCACTTTGTACTCATACGCACCCTTACGTTTTAATTTGCCAGAGTCATATTCGGCGATGTAATTATTAACATCTCGAATAATCATTCGTGAATAGAGTGCTTCTTCGAGTTGCAATCCGGTAAGAGATTCCCACCATTTACAAACCGAACGCATGTGGTCGAGATACACGCGAGGGCACTTGACCGTCACGCCGTCCGTGTTGACCTGCACCATCGACAGACCGGGAGTTTTCATCAACTGTTCGGATAGCATACACAGAAGTAACTGTCCGTTAATCGTGATACCCATAGTGTATGCCGGGTCGTAGAAAGGGCTGTAGACGTTGTTCGAGTCACCATACACGCCGTTAAGCGCCAACTTTAACATTGCGTTTTCAGCGGTACCCTTGGCGTAACTTTTACGCTGGTCGTACACAGACTTGTAAATGTCGCAAAACTTTTCGCTGAGATGTTCCGGGTAGAGTCGATTCGAGATTGCGAGGTTAGGGTAGAACGACGCCACATCAATGTCGACAATCTGGTGCGTCTCGTCCGAGTGAACGATTTGCGATTCCACAGAGCCATGGATACCACCCGTACCAAATACAAATTCAAAACCATCGATGACGGCCGACACGTCCGAGAACACACCCTTAGTCTGCGTAATCGTGGTGTTACGGAAAAAGTCCAGCACGCGTTGAAACTCTGAACGTTCGAAGCGCACGTAAGGGAATATCACATCACCGAGTCGGATGGACGGTCGAACCGTCTGACGTGGTGATTTACCGCCGGTACCACTAACGAAACACTCTACACCGGCTTTCTCCAGTTCCATGACGAAGTAGTCTTTACCGATTTTTGTGTCGTTGTGGTTCATGAAATTTCGACTGTAACGTTCGGTCAGTTCCTCGCGGAAGTGTACGTTGTCGCGGATTTCCATATAGAAAAATAGCGTCTCTAACACGTCCTTACGGTTGTATTTCAACAACGTTACGCGTTGCTCGGCGGTGAGCATTGTACCGACAGGGAACGGCAAGTCTTCAACGGTACGTGACCGCCGGCGAATCTCGATTGCCTTTAGTGATGTGCTACGCGCCTGGTTATCGAAGTGGCAGATTTTGTACAAGTCGATTTGTTCGAAAATGCGGTCGTTATCCCACACCACCGCGCCGAACTTATCTTCCCGGCGAATAATCCCTGACATATGGTCGTAGATTGCCGCAGCGTCACACATCTGATTTTGTGCAATCCAGTGTAACACCGGGTAGTCGAACCCCACGTTGTTGAATCCGATGCCGCGCGCTTTAGCTTGCCGTAGTCCGTACATAAACGTAACGAGTGCTTCACGGTCGTTCTTCCACTCTGAAATCTCATGGACAACTTCGAGACCTGTGGCCGCGTGAACCCACGTACAGGTGAAAATGTTAGGGTACGATTCGAGGTCGTACCCCCAGTCCCTTACGTCGACATCATTGGAGGGCGCGGAGAAAGCCGCATCAGCGCCACAGTGCGGGCAGTTCGACAAGTCGGCGGGGAAGGTCTTACCGCACCCGGCCAGTTCGTCACAGCGTGATAGAAAATGCATTATTTACACTCCTCGTACATTCCGTGTTTGACGATGACCCGTGCTAAATCACGAGAAAAGTTAACCGTAGGGGTGCGGAATAATAAAGTGCGTAACTCTACCGATGGAATGGTACATTCTTTCATTTTCCCATTCACGGCCAACCAGAATCTAATGTCTGCCGGCGGTACGAGATGTGAATAACCCATAATAATAGCTCCTGTTGAAAAAGCCGCCCGGAGGCGGCTCGTTGTGTTAAGCGCGTTGCAGGTTTACCAGGTGTGCCTCAGTCCATCCTGGCATCGCTAGCAGTTGTGAACGTGTGTACACGGTGCCGTTGACGTTGTATTTCTCTTCGACCGGCGCGGGCGGCGGCGTTACCAGGTCGTGCGCTGGCACCACCGGAGCAGCCGGAGCAGCCGGAGCAGCCGGGCAGCCGGAGCAGCCGGAGCAGCCGGAGCAGCCGGAGCAGCCGGAGCAGCCGGAGCAGCCGGAGCAGCCGGAGCAGCCGGAGCAGCCGGAGCAGCCGGAGCAGCCGGAGCAGCCGCTTGTGCAACGTGGCCGTTAGTCACCATGCCACCCCGGAACCCGGCGAAAGCGGATGCGGCATTAAACGACCCTTCGGTGACAATCTCATCGCCAACTTCTGCGAACATCAGCCCGTTAATGTTCTGGTACATCCCGGCATTAGTCTTCACGGTTGCGGCGCCGTTGAACTTGCAGCTTGCGGCCACATAGAACCAGTCGCCACGCTTCACACTGTTCGGGTTGATAATCGGCTGGTAGTTGCCATCCACCACCTTGACAGCACCCGCACCCATGTAACGGGTGAATTTAATCAGCATGTGACCGGCGGGACGCTGTGCGCTACCCAACTTGCTCGGGTCTTCTGGTGCGTCACAGTCCTCAATTTTCCAGTTGAACCCCGGCTGACCGCAAAGAGCTTGACCGCAGCGCGGGTCGTTACACGCTTCAGCGAACATCGTCTGATAGATTTCATCCCACGCCGGGCCTTTTGGTACCGCGAAACCCATAAACCAGTGGTGCTTGCTCGGGTCGGTCAACGGCGCCCCAGTGTGGTCTTTGGTGTTCAGTTCGAAAGGGCTACCCATCACCAGACGTGCTTTAAAAGGTTTGTAGTTGCTCATTAATTATTACTCCTGTGTGAAAATACGTTTAATTTTGTCAGTGTCAACGCGGCTCAGTACCATCGATGACTTGCGTTCAGTGTACGCGGATATGACGGACGCGTCAACCCCTTTTTTACGCGCTTGTGCAGGGGTGATTACGTCTGCCGGTTTACGCAGGTCAATACCGAGCGCGTCACCAACGAAAAGAACCTGCTCAACAGCGTCAGAACGCCACGATTCACGTCCCTTACGTTCCTCAAGCTCCCAGCCTGGAACGCGTGCGCCGGTGCGTAGAGCGTGCGAAGCTTGTTCCTCTAACGCAGTCTTACGCAATTTCATCAGTTCCGAGTAGCGTTCGATCATCGCCAGTTCCACGCTGAGTTGTTCCGGCGTCAGTGTGTGAGTAACAAGCGACCCGACACACTCCATTGCGGAAAATGACTCGGCGGCGAGTGTGTCACAATGTCCGGCACCGCGACACCCGATGCAGTGTGCACCGGCTCGACATGTCGTCGTGCCGTGACGGATAGCACCTGCAGTCTCGAAAAGCTGACCAGCGCGTTGCATTAGCTGTTGATATGACAGCTCGAGGTGTTGCGTGGAACCGCCCGACCGGAAGCAACGTGGTTGCACGACGTACAAATCGAACACATATTCTGTCAGCTCGGTGTGAGGGATTGTGAGTGCAAATCCTGCGGCGTACCCGATTAACTGCCACAGTTTATCGATGTCAACAGGACGATGACCTGCTTTCAATTCCCAAAACGCGACACGTTTTTCAATCGGTGCGACAGCGTAAGCGTCACACTTACCGTACCAGCCGGTGATGACACTACCCAAATCTACACGCGCTTCAACCGTGAGTCGGGTCATCGCGTCGTGAGCGCGACACCACGAGCTAACGTGATTTGCGTACTCGCGTGCCACCTCGAAAAGCTCGTCGGTGATTAACACTCCGTCCGACGATAACGAGCCGACCAAATCGGAGAACAGTGGTGCGTCCGGGGCGCCTTTGAACACGCTAAGAATCTTGTGCGCAATCTCGTGACACGCGCGACCTTCGAGTACAGACTGAGGGATATCCCCCGCCGAAGCGGGGAACTCTGCGCTAGCCTGCACCGAACCTTGACACATCATCCAGCGTGACGCGTCGGATAGTTTCGGTAGGGTCGTCATCAATCACACTCCATACTTGGCAACAACAACGTTCCAGAACGCCGGGATAAGGTCGGGACGTTGAGTCAACTGTTGCATGCGGTCGAGTTCGATGGTCTGCGCACACACATCCAGGTCTTTAGGGTTAATGCGCCCCGCGTACTTCTGAGACAGTTTACCCATCAACTCCACGAAGGTCGTGGGCGCGTCGCTGACCGGAGGCGGGGCGACCGGTGGGATACCCGCAATATCTGCACCCTCTACAGGAATCTCCGGTACTTCCGGCGCTGCTACGGGTACTTCCGGCGCTGCTACGGGTACTTCCGGCGCTGCTACGGGTACTTCCGGCGCTGCTACGGGTACTTCCGGCGCTGCTACGGGTACTTCCGGCGCTGCTACGGGTACTTCCGGCGCTGCTACGGGTACTTCCGGCGCTGCTACGGGAGGCGGTACCGGGACGGACATCAGCGATTTGAGTTCTGCGCGTACCGCCTCGACCTGTGACGCCCAATCGTCATCGGTCAACTCGCCAGGCTTTTTACGCTTTTTCCACGTGCCATCGGCGTTCAGCTTTTTACTACCGGCGTGAATGCGCGCATCCCACGGGAAACCGTCTGAGTCGGTGCCAGGAATGTCAACGTGTTCGACCGGTGGCACGTCGTCTTCATCGGTGGTGGTGACATGTCCGCGGGACAACAAGACATCGTCACAGCGACGTTTATACTCTTCGCCTGCCGCCACGCGGGCTTCGATTAATTCCGCGTGGGACATTTTCACATTCGGTTCTTTGTCAACTTCACTGTTCAGTGCTGCGGTGAGATTCTGACTGTTACTGGCCATCTCAGCGAAAGCGCGTGAAAAAGCGTTCAGTGCGATATGGTCATCGCTGCAAACGGTCAGCGTGAAAGTAGGACGTTCAGTATTGCTCATTGTGTTACTCCTGTTGTGTTTAAAGTAAGTTACTAAACCAGTCAGCCAGCGTGACAGACATCGCCACGGCTAAAACCATCACCAGCACTACGACGGCCGCTTTGAGGTAAAACTCAAACTCGCTCGGACGTTCGATGCGGCGCATCATCAGGTCGTACTCGTCGAGACTGATTCGACCCTTATTGAGAAGCCGTTTCAGGATTTCACGTTGCTTGTCTTTCATTTGGTGACAATCTCCCCGTTGTGTTGGTGATGTGGATTATTGACTCGTTTGACCAGCACGTCAAGAACTTTTTACATTGACGCATCGGTCATGTCGCGCCATAATGTACGCACACAACACGGGAGACGCAACAATGAAAATCACTTTACCGTTTAAAGGTTCCGAGACAATGCGTGATGTGCTGGCGCGTGTCGAACTGATTCGCACGATGTACGCGGAACACTTTTCCATTGGTAAAAATCAAATCAGCTACGGTTCAGACTACATCAATGTGTCGTTTGAGGTAGGTGTTAAATGCAACTGAGACCCTACCAGCAAGAGGCTTGCGACGGTATTGGTGCCGCGTGGCACAACGTTCGGAACGTACTGGCCGTCTTACCGACCGGCGCGGGGAAGACAGTGTTATTCAGTTCTATCCTGGCGGCTCAGCAAGGGGCGACGTGTGCCATTGCGCACAGGCAAGAGCTGGTCAGTCAAATTTCACTCGCGTTGGCTCGCAATGGCGTGCGTCACCGCATCATTGGCCCGGTTAACGTCGTGAAAAACATCGTGCGTATTCACATGGACGAACTTGGCGCCAGTTTTTACGACCCTAACAGTCGTCACGCTGTGGCCGGGGTTGACACGTTGATACGCCGTCAGGACAATCTCAGCGCGTGGCTGAAAACCGTAACATGCTGGGTAATTGATGAAGCACACCACGTTATCCGTGATAACAAGTGGGGGACGGCCGTCAATATGTTCCCGAATGCGCGTGGTCTCGGCGTGACTGCCACGCCTTGCCGAGCGGATGGTTGCGGGTTAGGGGCGCACGCCGACGGTGTTTTCGAGCGTATGATTATCGGCCCTACGATGCGCGACCTGATTAACATGAAATTTCTCACCGAGTATCGTATCTTCGCACCACCTAGTACATTCAGCCGGTCGAGTGTAGAGGTCAGCGCTACGACGGGAGATTTCAAGCTCGACCAGATGCGCTCCGCAATCGCGTCATCTTCACTGGTGACTCACGACGAGAAAACTGTGACCGGTGACATTGTGGAGCATTACAAGCGTATAGCCCCTGGTAAACTTGGCGTGACGTTTGTGCCGGACATTAAGACTGCCGACGAGGTTGCGTCACAGTTTAACGCTGCTGGCGTTCCTGCGGCTGTTGTAAGCAGTAAAACGCCGGACATTGAACGAGCGGGAACACTTCGTAAGTTTAAAAATCGCGAACTACTACAGTTGGTTAACGTCGATTTGTTTGGCGAGGGCTTCGATTTACCCGCGATCGAGGTTGTGAGCATGGGGCGCCCTACCGAATCGTACGGTCTGTACGTCCAACAGTTTGGTCGAGCGTTGCGACTGCTACCCGGTAAAACCCACGCGATCATCATCGACCATGTAGGGAACGTCGTCCGCCACGGTCTACCGGATGCCTCCCGCGAGTGGTCGCTCGACCGCCGGGAGAAACGCAGTAGCTCCAGCGACGCCCCGACGTTACGCATTTGTCACGGTTGCTCCCAACCATTCGAGCGTTTCCTGGTTACGTGTCCGTACTGTGGTGAACCGATACCGACGCCGGGGGCGACCGAACGTCGAGGGCCAGAACAGGTTGACGGCGACCTGATGGAAATCGACCCCACGACACTGGAACAGATGCGCGCGGCGTTCGACAAGGTGAACATGCCTGCGGCTGAGTATCATCAACAGTTATCACGTCAAGGTGTACCACAAATCGGCATTATGGCGAACGTTAAGCGCCACGTAGCACGTCAGGAAACGGCAGCAGAGTTACGCGACGTGCTGGCGTGGTGGGCCGGCCATCGCCGCGCGGAGGGTTTGCAGGACAGGGAAATTTACCGGAAATTCTACCTGAAGTACGGTACGGATTTTCTCACTGCTCAAACGGGCAAAATCGACGAAATGACAGCGCTGATGCAGCGTGTTAAAGGGGATATGTAATGCAACTGTTATCACAATGGGCGCAGCGTCACGGCGTAAGTGTAGCGGCGCTTGACGAATTGAAGGGGTTGCTGGGCGCTGTGACGGGTGCCGTACCGGACGACCACGCTGGGCATAGTGAAGCGTGGGTGCAGCAACAGGTACGACTCACGGCGGCGCGTGCTGGCGGGTTGCTGTGGCGTAACAACTCGGGAGCATGTAAAGACGAGCGGGGGAGCATGGTACGTTACGGGCTGTGCAATGAGTCACCGCAACTCAACAAGAAACTGAAATCGTCCGACCTTATCGGTGTGACGCCAGTCACTGTGACACCTTTGATGGTCGGTCATCAAATTGGTGTGTTTACCGCTGTGGAGGTCAAAACCCCCGGTTGGCACCTGACACCAGGCGACAAACGTGCTCAAGCGCAAGCAGCGTTCGGGGCGCTTGTCGTCAGTAAGGGTGGAATTTTTACTTTCGCGCAGAGCGTTGAGGATTACAAGAGGGCTATTGCATGACACCGTTACAACGCTTAATGCTGGATTTAATTTTCGAAGAGCATGTGAACAAGCTCGTTGCAATGCCCGATTGGGAGTTTTGCGTGGTTATGATGGAAGGACTTGGTGACGTGTGTTGTGGGTGTACTCACAAAGGTGTGTTGTTCACCGAGCAAGAAATCGTTGCGGCGTATTTTAAGCGGTGGCCGGATGCCGAGCCGTTGTATTGACAACAGCGTCAAGTATCAGCATACTATCACGAATACACCCATCATAAGGATTTAAGAAATGAACGACACTCAGACGTCAGTACTCAATGCAGCGATGAAGTTATCGCGAATCCACGGTTTTCAGCACATCAAGCGTGATGACATCGCGGAAACCGCAAACGTATCCACTGGTATCGTATCGTATTACTACAGTATCCCGGAGATGCGCGCCGCCGTCATGCAAGAAGCCGTACGGGTCAACGACGCGGTAATTGTCTGTCAGGGGCTGGCAGCGAAACATCCGATCGCTCAGGGGGCACCGGAGGCGTTACGCCGGGAAGCGGTCGAACTGCTGTTGAAGTAATCAGGGGAGCACAACAGGATGACACAACTACCTCCAGCGCTGGAGGCTATGAAAGCCTTCCCGCAATTCATGATTTACAAGCTCGTACCGCGCCAGGGCACACCGGGTAAGATGGATAAATTACCGTGTAGTCTCGACGGTAAACCTGTGTCAGCGCATGCCTCAGAGCACTGGGTTGACGCTGACACAGCTTGTTTCACAGCGTCAGCGATGGGCGAAGGGTGGGGCGTGGCTTACGTCCTCACCGACGCTGACCCGTTCTTTTTCATCGATATCGATAACTGTCTGGTTAACGGCGCGTGGTCTACGCTGGCGACCGACCTGTGTCAACGTTTCCCAGGTGCTGCGGTGGAAATTTCCAGTAGTGGAACAGGTCTGCACATCATCGGCTCCATTGGTGACGTACCGGACCACGGATGTAAAAACATACCGCTCGGTCTGGAGTGTTACACCGAATTACGCTTTATCGCGTTGACCGGCACCGGTGCGGTGGGTAACGCCGCAACACGTCACGACGACGCGTTTAACTCCACGGTGGCGCAATATTTCCCAGCCGCCGCACCCGTATCATCGTGCGAATGGTCGGCCGGCCCGTGCGAAGGTGCGTATCCTATCACTGACGACGAAGCGCTAATTGCCAAAGCGTTACAGTCCACCAGCGTGGCCGCTGCGTTCGGCGGTAAAGCCTCGTTTCGTGACCTGTGGGAAGCTAACGTGGAAGTGTTATCTGACGCGTACCCGGATGACCATCGCCCATACGATGCGTCGAGTGCCGACGCCGCGCTTGCCCAGCACCTCGCATTCTGGACGGGTAACGATTGTGAGCGTATCGAACGCCTGATGCGTTGCAGCGGTCTGGTGCGCACCAAATGGGACAAGCATCGTAGTTATATGCGTCGTACCGTCACGGGGGCGTGTGGACGCCAGACGACATGGTACAGCGTGGGTAAACCTATCGAGCTACAACCGTGTCCGACCGTGTCGGTCACTCATGAAATCAAACTGCGTGACGGCTACCAGATGATCGGACCGTCCCAGCTCATCGAGCATTTTAAAAACTGCGTGTACGTGGCCGACGCTAACCGCATCCTGACGCCAGGCGGTGTGATGCTGAAACAAGAGCAGTTCAACGTCATGTATGGTGGTTATGTGTTTGCGTTGGACGCTATCCCTGACAAAACCACAAAGTCAGCGTGGGAGGCTTTCACGGTGTCTCAGGCAGTTGTATTCCCCAAAGTCCAAAAAATGGATTACCGCCCCGACCGCCCCTTCTCCGACGTGTGGGTAGAGGACGGCATCACATACACGAACGGCTATCGACCGTGCGAGGATGTCGGGGAGCCGGGAGACGTGTCGTGGTTTACCACTCACATCCGCAAACTCTATCCAGCGGACGCCGACATGTTGCTCGACTGGATGGCGGTGAAAGTGCAGAACCCAGGCAAATGTATGCTGTGGGCACCTGTTCTCATCGGTACATACGGTAACGGTAAAACGACCATCTCCGACATCATGGCCGGCGTGATGGGATATCACACGTCAACCATCGTGCAATCCAGCGACGTGGAAAACAAGTTCAATGGATGGGTATTCGGCAACACGTTTGCAGCTATCAACGATTTTAAAGTCGGCGATAAAAAAGACGTGATTGAAATCCTCAAGCCATTGATTACCGACCGTCGCATACCGTACCAGAAAAAAGGTCTCGACCAGGAAACCTGTACGAACATGCTCGGTATCATGATTACGTCTAACCACATGGACGCCATCGTGAAAACCAAGGACGACCGTCGCTACGCGCCTTTCGTGTCGAAACATACGTGTCGCTCGGAGCTGGAAGCCGACGGGATGAACAGCGATTATTTCTACAACCTCGACCAGCACGCGCGCAACCGTGAGCACATCCGACACGTTCGACATTTCCTGATGACTCGACAGGTGGTTAATTTTCCCAACCGTTCCCCCGAGACGTCCACCACGCAGCAGGTCATCGCCGCGTCGCTGGGTAACATCGAGCAGGAGATTATGGAAGCAATTGAGGAAGGTCGTACCGGTTTCGCTGGTGGATGGGTGTCGTCGCTTGCACTCGACAAACTACTCGTAAGCATGCGTGCGGAACGTCAAATACCGCGTAGCCGTCGTCGGGCGTTAATGATGGAACTCGGGTACGACTGGCACCCGGCGTTAAAAGACGGGCGAGTGAACAACATCATCATTACCGAGGGTGGTAGCGGTAAGCCTCGCCTGTACATCAAGCGTGGTCATATTCACAGTAACCTCACACGAGCGGTAGATGTGGCTCAGTATTACCAGGCGGCACAGGGCGACCCTGTAGCAGCCGCACAGATTGCCAGTAACGGTAAATAAATAGTCGCCCTCCGGGGCGATTTTTTTTGCATTCGGTGTTGACGGGTTCGTCATAGTGACGTATATTTAATTCATCGAAACGCAACGGAACGACCATGATTAGATGTCAACGTTATCGGGTCAACGACGAATGGCACTGTCCACGATGCGGGTATCAGTGGGACATCAAAGACCTGGACGCGCCGAAATGTAAGAAGCCGCATGAAGTGTGGTTACCGAGAATACGCAGCACAATTAGGAGATATAAGCGATGAGTGGTAAAGGTTGGGTGAAATGTGTGAAGTCGAACGACCCGCGAGTTACAAGCGGTAAGCTTTATCCGATTATTAAGATTCACGGTCGTCGGGAAGGGTTCTCGTTTCACGATGATGACGGTGACGAGCTATTTGTTTACCCTCGCCGCAGCGTTTACGGCACCTTCGAATACATCCCGCCAACGGAGGTATAAGCAATGCGAGTAAATTTAAAATGTGTCAGATCGACCGACGGTCTTTTCACACCGGGGCGTGTTTATCCGGCCATCACCGTTAAAGACACTCTGGATTTTAACGCGGTGAGCGATTGCGGAGTGTCGGTATATGTGACCCTCACCGGACCGTTCGGAACCTTCGAGATTGTAGAGGCTGAGACGGACAACACTAACGCACAATATGAGGCGCTGAGCAAATGATGAATATTAATGAAATTCTCAAAGACCACGCGATTTATCTAGAGTCATTCGGGAAGGAGGGGGTAAAAGCCGACCTGCGCGATGCCAACCTGCGCGATGCCAACCTGAGCGATGCCAACCTGAGCGGTGCCGACCTGTACGGTGCCAACCTGCTCGGTGCCGACCTGTACGATGCCAACCTGCGCGGTGCCGACCTGCGCGGTGCCAACCTGTACGGTGCCAACCTGCGCGGTGCCGACCTGTACGATGCCGACCTGCGCGATGCCGACCTGCGCGATGCCGACCTGTACTGTGCCAACCTGCGCGGTGCCGACCTGCGCGGTGCCAACCTGCGCGGTGCCGACCTGCGCGGTGCCGACCTGCGCGATTCCAACCTGTACTGTGCCAACCTGCGCGATGCCGACCTGCGCGATGCCGACCTGCCAAAAAATACATACGTTATTACCGGTGAACCGTATTTCGTCAGTATCACACCAGGACACGTTCGCGCAGGTTGTCAGTCGCACGACGTAGACAAATGGCGGTCGTTTTCTAAAAAAGAAATCGCGGAAATGGACGGAAAGAACGCGTTACGCTTTTACCCGCGCTTGCTAGACATTATCGATTTCTACCTTGGAGAGGGAGATCGCCCGGACTGGGTTAGACAAGAGGCACTGAGCAAATGAAAACTTACACTCTGAACAACATTATGCAGTGGTACGGCGTTAACCAGATCAAAGCGCTGCGCATTATGGGGCGTATCCGCGACACCGCTTACGCTGACGGTAAGAAAATCACCCGCGTGATTCGTGACGGTGTGTGTGTTGAGATGAGGGTTAAATGATGCGTTCATTAATTTTAACGCTGTGTGTAGCTGTTGTACCGGTTACCAGCGTGGCCGCTACGCCTTCTCAGATTCGCTGTGGCGAGTTAATGCAGGAAGCGACTGTTACGGGCGACTTATGCGCCAGCTACGTACAGCGCTTCGGTAAACAGGCTGTCAAGTCCCAATCGTGTCAGGACTACAACCAGTATCTCATCGACATGAAGCGCTTGCCGTCGTGCGGTCGCGATGATGTGGATTATCATAATGTGTGGCTGCCGTTCCAATACGCTGTCAACGCGATGCGTAACACCACGGTGGTTGCGGAGGGCGGGGAATGATCCACTTTACCAGTGTGTCACACGCCCGGTGGTTTGTCGCGGCGGTACAGCGTGATTTGGATACCGTCCGAGAAGCCCGTCACGATGACGATAGAGCCGCCCGGAAGGGCGGTTATTTCAGAGACCGGGAGTACCGTAAGTGGTCGGAGAGCGTTAAAGATGTGGAGTACGGATTGCGGGACTTACTGGACGAAGCGTGGACGTTTATCGATACACACCACGCGCCGGCACTCGCTGAGCGTTACTTACAACCCCGGCACGCACCGGTAGCCACGTAACGCTCCGCCATCTGACCGCACTTAGGACAAGGGGTGTCCGGCATGTACCAGCGTTCACCCCGAGAAATAGCCGCCTGGCGCGGTGATAATCCTTCAATCTCCTCATCCAACGGTTTAGCCGCCAAAGCCATAGCCTCCAAATACACCTTGTCAGACTCCTCACGCAACGCTGCGGCCTTGTCGAACATAGCGGTGACACGAGCTTCGCGCCGCTTGGCTATAGATGCTTCACGAGCAGCTTGTAAACGCTTCTGCTTTGCCTCCCGCTTTGCCTCTGCGGATGCTTCACGCAGCTTCTGTTCTTCTTCCCGCTTTGCTGCTGCGATTTCCCGGCGTTTCTCGGCCTTTTCCCGGCGTTTCTCAGGGTCAACGCGGTAGCACAATACGCATGTCTTGTTATTCGCGTAAGCGAAGCCGACATGACCGTGGCGGCACCCTTTTAGTCTGGCTATGTACTTTCCGTCGCTGGCTAGTATCTCGTCACGGTACGAATACCACTCTGGTTTGATTGGTACGGGTGATGAAAAGTCGTTTACCACCACATGGTCACCATCAATCAACCTGTTCTGACAGAAAAACAGAAATGCTGCGTTTTCTATATTTTTCATAATTTTCCCCACTTGAACGACGTTTTAAGTTACAAGGACATGATATCACCGGGCGAATACAGCGGCAACAGGTGAATAGTGCTCGTATTTACGATTCTCCCACCCCAAAACCACAATGCGGGGGTAAATTCCGGGGTAGAGGAATACCGAGCGATAACAATCACTTAGAGAGAAAAACCCCGAAACCCCACCTACCCCGTCGTATTTCTCTATCCCCCGCTATTCTTACTATTATCCCTACAGTACTACCTATAACGTTATAATATAATTTAACCCTATATTATTATATTACATTAGTGCTCTTACTATCTTATTATTATTCTTTTAAGGGGTATTAAGGGTAAATAGTAATAATAAGAATAGAAACAGTAACTTACAGCACCCCGATTGATAGGGCATTCTGGGGT